TATGCCGCTCCCTGTAACCCCGCTGACGCTATATCACCAATTGTATCCCCTGTGCCTCCTTGCTCGGCTCCTAAGGCTTCAGTAAGCATCCCTACACCTTCTGCCGCTAGGGACCCAGCAATAGCCATAGGAGTTGCTCCCTTAGAGGCAAATCCTAGCATCTTTCCCATACCCGCGATGTTCATTCCAGTAGAAACACCTCCAGCTATCTTTCCTGTAGTCCCTTCGCCAAGGAACTTATCTGCTAACTGATCAATTCCAAAGCTTCCCCCGAGCATCGCCACCGCACTACCAATCCCAGGTTTTCCTCCTCCTCCTTTAAACAGAGAGGTTAAACCACCTTTCATGTTAGAGAAGCCACTCTTGAATTCTGTCTTCAATCCTTTTAAACTATCAGTTATTCTACCAAAGCCCTTTTTGTTCACTGCGGTTTGAGCTTTGACTGTGTTATTATTTTTAATAAGAGTCCCTGTGGCAGGATCTATCTTTCCTCCTGTTGGTTTAGGTGATTTGTTTCCGTCACCCATGCCTTCCTTAATCTGATCTAAAAGACCGCCCCCACCCCCACCTTCACCGCTACCTCTACCTAGTACCATTGATAGAGCGTTGATAGCTTGAACTGTCTGTATGGCAGGAGCGTAAAGTGAAACAGTTGCAGCAAGAGCCGCAGGTGCTGTCTTTTGATAGAATTCATCTGCTACTTCTTTTTGGTTTTTAAGTGTCTCCATCTGTTCTTCTTGAGTAGCCTGCAATTTCTTAGAATCGTCTGGGCCAGCCGCGAGTGTTCTGCTGATATTGACAAGTTGCATAGCTTGATCTTGACTGACTCTAAACTGCTTTTGCACAAGCTCTGCCGCGACTGCATAGTCGTCAACGCCCGCTACGACGGATTGAATTTGTTGCCCAACAGATTGCATTGTTGCCTCTATTTGTTGAGAGGTGGCTTCTCCTCTAGCAAACTGTTGAGCAAAATCAGAAATGCCAAACATCTCTCTAGTACCAATCTTATCTAAGCTTGGCTCCAGAAGAGAGAAGAAACTACCCATTGAGTCTTCGTTAAGTCCCTGAAATTTACCAAGGACATCTGCCATCTGCGTTTGAATGTTGGCTGCTACATCTGGGCCAAACATGGAGAACTTATTTATATCTCCTTGCAACTTACTAAGACTATCAATTAACTTTCCAGTTGACACAGTGTAGGTGTCAGACGACTCTAACACTGCATTGTTAACCATACTAAGAGCATCATAATTCCTACCCGTTACTCCTAAAAGATTTCTGTTCATACTGATCATGCCGTCAGTGCTTTGACCAGTTCTAATTAATTGCTCCGTAAGTGCAAGGGTACCACCGGAAGTCTTTCTCACGCCCCCTTCAAAGTTTGTGATAAATGCCTCAGCAGCGCGAAGATATCCAATGTTACTATTGTTAATTGCATCAGAGTTTGCATCAATAACTTTCTGAAGTGTAACATTAGAAGCTAAAGCTCTTGTGTTAATCCTATCTGCTCTTTTGACTGACTCGCTAAGTTTGCTTGAGACCTGATTAGTCTGCATTAAATTAGTAGCGAGATTTTTTAGCCCTTCGACGTTATCACGAGCAGTTCTATTAACTAACTTCTGAGTTTCAGTTAGATTTTTATTAGATCCAATAAGGTCCTGATGGGTATCAGTACCTTCTGCCATTGCCTGCTCTAAAAGAGCTATTCTGGCCGCTAGTTCTCGATTATCAACCATGATTACTGTGCAAGTTCAGGATCTAACAATGATATGGAGAACACATCGTAGGACTTCTCTACTCTAAATGTCTTGAACTCCCCCTCGTTTAAAGCCTTAACTAAACCAAGACGTTTCTCTCTCCCTAAAAGTCTCCTGGCTAGAGTTGATTCTTTAAACTGTTCAGACAACTCAGTCTCCTCTCTTCCTACGTTTTTTAGATACCCATAGTTTATCTTCTTATCCGCTTCACTGCTCCTTTTTCTGAGAGACAGATACCTAGATAAGGTTCTATTCTTGTATAAGGTATTTATCACAAATTGAAAAACATCATCACTTAACCCTGGGACAATCAATACCTGTAGGATAGTGTTTCCTTCTTTTGTAACTCGATATCCTCTACCTCCAGATCTCTTTGTTGCAACAACTAATCCTTGATAATTCTTTTGCTTAGTGTCCCTCCAATACCCAAATTGCACTAGGTCTCCAGGTCTAAGAACATAGAAGGGAACTTCAGATGCCCTTAGAATTCTACCCTGAGGGTCTAATTCTCGAATCCTATCTCTAAAGTCTTGTTCAATTCCTCTGTATGGAAGTCCCATTGTAATATGTTTGAATATTTCTCATAATTATATACAGGTTTACGGCCTCACCATCTATCATGTATAAATAATAATTATGAGTAATTTAGAACAAGATTTAATAGAAACAATTGATCTACTTAATTTTACATTTTCTAGTGATTTTGTAGATAAATGGTCACATAAGTATGGTAAAAGATTACCTTCTTTATTTCAAATAAGATTACTAAAATCTTTAGATAGTAGAAAACCTTTAAAAATAGAAACAGTAAATAAGTTTCTAACGGTAGACTCAGGTTTTAATGAAGAAGTTGTAGAAAGTTTTCTAAGAGATATTGACTACGACATCTACAGACCTATAATATCAGGAAAACTTAAAAAGGAACAACATGACTAACCGAAATGATATTTCTAGAGCTATCGGAGAATCCCACCTATACACTCGTAACCGAGGAGGGAACTTCCCCATTCAACCTTTCCAGCTTCTTTTAGGTGTAATTCTATTTTTTATTGGTGCTGTTCTTGGAGGACATCTTTAATTCCTTCTGCTCTTCTAGTCTCTTACAGACCACTTCTTCCGACTGGAACTTAGGACAAGCCTCCTTGTATTCACACCAGTCGCAGAAGATGTTCTCCTGAGCCCAGAACTCATCCTTCTTCTTCTTGCGGATGCGCCAAACCTTTTCCGTCTGCGTCTTCTTCCATCGCTCGATTTGGAACCTGTTGAACTTAACCGCAACGAAGTTTCCAGTAACAGGGTAGTAGTGAGCGCAGTAGATCTTCTCGTAAGGGACATCGTAGAGCATGTGGATTGCCCAGGCATAACCCTTTAGTTGGTTGTCGTCCATGAGCGTCTTCTTGCGCTTCTCCTTCTTGGATGTCTTGTAGTCAATGACAAGATAACCACCGTCAGTTCCTTTGATCACACGGTCAATCACACCCACAAAGCTGATATCGTGCTTCTCATCTAAAGGAATGCTAACAGACTGCTCTGTAGAAACCGTCTCACCCATCTTCTGATTCCAGATCAAGAAGTTCTCTAGACAGGTCTTCATCCTGTCATTCTCACGGAACGGAACCTTGTAGGCTTCTCTTTCTTGTTCTGCAATCTTTAGCAGAGACTTAAGGTCTTTCTCCTTATACCCAAGCTCAAATATCTTGTGAATGAATGACCCGAAATTCAAAGCGTCTTCATTCTTAGCACCAAATCCTGGTAGCTTGTCTATATATCTCAGCTTGTATTTCCATAGGCACTGGTCTATGATGTCACTGCGAGAGGCACTAATATTATTTATAAACATGGCGGATAGTTCCTACATTAGAAAATACTGTTTGGACAAGTTCCAGTCTAATTATAGACTTGCGAGTGATGATGTGGAATTAGTAGTTCCATCATTATTCATAGACAATGACTACAAGCGTCACATGTCCATCAACCTTGAGACTGGACTGTGGAGATGCTTTAAGAGTGGTGAGACAGGGAACTTTGTAAAACTGTATGCTCTAGTCGAGAAGTGCTCTTTTAGAGAGGCTTACGAGAAGTTTGTATTTGAAGACTTTCTGTCTGGGGATCAGCTTGGTTACCGTAGACCCGTTGAAGCTATTGATCCTCACAAGATCAAGTCTAGCCTTGAAGAAGCCGATAACTTTGAAGAGATCGAGAGCCACCCGTTGACGGACAGCCGTATGCTTAATGGGTTCCGGTTTATGCTTGCTAAGGATGGGAAGTATAAGGGTCGTCTCATTATTCCTTTTATCAACTCTCGCAACAAACTGTTCTACTTTCAAGGTAGAGCCTTAAATGGGGAGCGTCCTAAGTATCTCAACTGCAAGGATCTTAAAAGCTCACAGGTCCTATACCCGTTCAATTACGACTCTCAGGAGCCTCTGTATATCACTGAAGGCGTCTTTGATTGCCTTAGCCTACAGGCGGTAGGGTTGAACGCTACGACGACTCTAAGCTGCTTTACGAGCCGTGAGCAGATCCTTCAACTTAGCCAGTATACAGGACCACTCGTTTGTGCTTTC